ATGGAGGCAGCTACTGACCGAGGAACATTTTAATTTTTTTTTAAACTATTTAAAAAGACAGGGTTTGATTACTCTGTCTTTTTTGTTTACAATTAATTTAAAACCAGAGTTATGAAATCGGGAATTTACAAAATAACAAACACTACTGACAACAAAGTTTATGTAGGCCAGGCAGAAAATTTAGGCACAAGGTATGGAAGGCATTTATATAGAATAAAAAGAAAAGAACATCACAACGAGCATCTGCAGAGGTCTTTTGATAAATATGGTGAGGATAAGTTCATTTATGAGATTTTAGAAGAGATAGAAGATTTGTCTATCTTGGATTCAAGAGAGAAACATTGGATTGACCACTACGGAGGAATCAATAGTGATAACACATATAATTTTAAGGACCCACTTCTTAATGAGCACAATGATTACGTTAGGAATAAAATGAGTAAAAGTAGTTTAGGAGAAAACAATCCAAATTATGGAAACAAGTGGACGGATGAACAAAGAAAGAAAATGTCTGAATCCAGGAAAGGAAAATCATGGGAAGAGTTGTATGGGAAAAAGAAAGCTAATGAAATGAAGGAAAATTCTGCAGAAGCACAAAAGGGTAGAAAGCATTCAGAAGAAACATTAAACAAAATAAGGAAAGCTAATATTGGAGAGAAGAATCCAGCACATGGAAAAGGTGATAGACAAAAAGGAGAGAAGAATCCTATGTATGGTAAACCAGTTAAGCACAGGAGGTCTGTCGTTCAATTTGATAAAGAAGGGAATAAAATTAAAGAGTATGATTTTATAAACCAGGTAGTTGAAGATGGTTTTAATGCTGGAAATGTGGCTATGGCAGCTAAAGGTAAGTTAAAGTCTTCTGGAGGATATGTTTGGAAATATAAAGAAGAAAATTAAAAACTATTTATAAACATGAAAAAGATAATTATTGCATTAATCATTGGGTCGGCACTCGCATCTTGTGCGAGCACGTCTCATTGTGATGCTTATGGAAACGTTGAACATAAAACAGACACCACAGAAGTGATGTCATAATATTTCATGAAGATTTAAACAAAATCTTTTGAGAAAAGAAAAAGCCATCTAAATTAGATGGCTTTTTTCATTTTGTGTTAATTTGTTTTTAGTATGGATTCACATCCTTCGGAATCATAATATCTATGAAACCACTTTGAGGTATAGATAATTTGTTTCCATCTGAATACAAGAGTTGAAATTCTCCACGAAACTTACCACCCTCATTTGTATCTTCAGCATCCCAATTGTATTGAATAGTTCCGCCTGAATAAGAAATGATTTGCGCAGTCTTTCCAAAGATTTTGTAATCTCCGCAATCATTGGCCATTGTAAAAGTTGCTCCAGTAACTCCGTCAAGATTAAAAGACTCCTTTCCGCCAAGACAACCTCTATCAATTAAGCAAAGTTGTAAAGCTGGAAGAGTATCGTTTCTCTTGATTATAAATTCATTTTTATTAAGTGGCATGTCTTGTTAGTTATAGGTTCCTAATATTTCGTATTCAATTGGTCGAACATCGCTAATTTCAAAATCGAGTTGATTAGCAATATTGAAGGGTTTGATTCTAAACCTGGTTATTAGTTTTTTGTCCAACGGAGCCTCTGGGGTATATTGCACATAAAACACAAGGTCATAAGTTACATCAGATGTGTATAGAGTTGGGTCCAGGTCTGTGTAGAATATTCCAGTTTCTTCTTCGGTCAGGGTGAGCCCTGTTTCTATAAGCGTGTTAGAATTGGTTCCGCCTGTTCCAGCAACGTATGATTCTGCAGAGACTGATGTAGGAGTTATAAGGGTGTAAGTGTTTCCTGTACCCGATGTGGATACACAATAAAACTTCCTATATAATCTAAACATTCCCATAGTCTCCGTTAAAAACAAAAACCTTGAACGCTAAAAAATAGCACCCAAGGTTTGAGTTAATATTTTTACAATAATATTATGCCGCAAGCAGACATCTGTCTGGCTGAAGTGTAATTGTTACTGTAGATAAATCATCAGCACCATAATCGTAATCATCAAATGAAGCATTTGTAATCATACATCCAATTAAAGTCCATTTTTCAACTTCAACCCCTGTTGGGTCAAGAGCTTTAAGTACAAGGTTCTTTTTGTATCCAATTGCATAACCCATTCTACCTGTAGCAGATTCAAAGTGCAATCTTACCCATTCCATAATTTTTTGAGTAGTTGAGGGTCCAATCACGTCAATGAATGAAACTTCAATAGTTGACCAAACTGAACGACCAGCAACCCAAGTTGATGTATTCATGTATTGGATTTCGGTTGAACCGATTTCAAGTGATGGTTTTCCTGAAGTTTGTACTAAGAAACTCTCAATACCAAGCTCAGTTGGAAATTCCAACACGAATCTGTTCTTTCTTTTCGGTTCCTGTTCAATTGGAACTGGTCTAAACATATCAGCCATAATCTTATTTTTAAATTGTTATTTTCGTTTGTATTAATAAATAGAGTATAAAAAAAAATTATTTATTCGATTTGAATTAAAAGAAAATAAAACTTCGGTCTATTTATTAACACGAGGCTAAATAGCTTCGATTTTAAGCCTACATAGGCTATTTTATAAAGAGAATTATATAATTCAACATGGCAGAGACAAGAAACGCTCGTTTAATAACGAAAAGAACCTCTGTACCTGGCAAGATTCCTACTGGAACCACTGGTAATGAGCTTAATTACATTAAGTCTGGTGAACTTGCCTCAAATCTTGCAGACCATAGTTTGTGGGGATATGATGGTGCAGACGTATTTGAATATGGTTCCAATTCATTTTTTGGACTTACAGGAGGCACAATTACTGGTGACACGAGAGTAATTGGTAATTTTAGTGCTGATACACTATTCTCTGGCTCTACTGATGTTGAAACAATCATTAGAAACTTAATAAGCTCCGATACACACACTTTTGTGCAACCAGGTTCAAACATTATAACTGGAGGAACAGCACAATATCCAATAGTTAGCGTTGTAGACTCTCCATTTTTCAACGGATTAACAGCATCTGGTGATACATCATTACAAGCAACTACAGCAACAACTGTTTATATTGAAGATTATATTCAATTTAATACAGGAGCTACTCCTGGAGCTACTGTTGAAGGGAAAATGCAATGGGATGAAAATAACGGTACAGTTAGCATCGGAATGCATAGTGGCGAAGTTGAATTGCAAGTTGGTCAAGAAACTCATTATTATGTAAGGAATAATAGTGGAGCAACTATACAAAATGGTAGAGCAGTTAGAGCTTCTGGAACATTAGGGGCTTCTGGTAGAATACTTGCTGAGTATATGATTGCTGATGGAAGTGTTTTACCTAAGTTTACCCTTGGTCTTTCTACTCAAGATATTTTAAATGGCAATGATGGTTATGTAACAGAGTTTGGGTTAGTAAGAGGTTTGAACACAACTGGTACGCCATATGGTGAAACGTGGAGCGATGGAGATATTCTTTGGGTTTCTACAACTATAGAAGGTGGCCTTACAAATGTACAACCTGTTTCTCCAAATTATAAAATAGAGATGGGTATTGTGATTTTAGCACATATCGCAAACGGTTCTATTTTCGTTAGACCACATAGGTATCCGTTTTTAAGTGATTTACAAGATATTGGAATATCAGGAGGAACAGAGTCAAATTTAGATATAATTCAATGGAATGGAGCGACAAATCTTTGGGAAGCCACATCGTCTCCAACTTTAAATTCTTTAAGTGCAACAACACTGTCTGCAACAACCTTGTATTCAGGTTCAACAAATGTGGAGACCATTATAAGGGACCTAATAACTGGAGAAGACACATACATAACAGGAGCAACACTCAGCGCTGACACCACTCTTATCATTTCAAGAAATGATGGAGTTGACATAACAACCGACTTCTCGATACAGAGGGCTATATCTTTTAATGCAGAAGAATTTGCTCTTGATAGTGCGACAAGAGTTACTTTAACTCCAATAACAATATCAACAGTTAGATTTGCTGGCGTTGGAACTCCTGATGTTGCGGGTATTGGATTCACAGTTCCAGATGACTATAAGAATGGTGGAAAATTCTCTTATATATGGAGAAGCTCTACAACATCAACAACCCTTTCTGCGAAGACAAGTTATAATATGTACACTGGAAATAGCACGAGCACTGGCTCTCTTGTAACAGCGGCAGAGTCATTTTCTATCTCAGATACTCCAGAGTCAACTGCGAATGTATTTATTTACAGCCCAAGCTACACGCCAACAACGGTTCTTTCTGCTGGAATGAAAATACACTTAACAGTAACAAGAGACCCAGGAGATGCTGGAGATACTTTAAATTCAGATTTAGACATGACAGATTTTGTCTTTACATATAATGCACTTAGATAATGGCTGAAGAATATAAAATAATAAGAATAACAACAAATACCGCTGGAGGTATAACTGATGCAGCTCGTGAAGATATTGCATCATCTGCTGTTACGTTTACGGTTAGCGGACTTACTGTTTCGCAAGACTTAACTGTAGACGGCCAATTCAACTCAAGTGGAAATAATTCATTTGGAACAATAAGTGCGTCTACGATATATTCAGGTTCAACAAATCTTTATGACATATTTATTACTTCAGCTGATGGAAATGACATCACAAGAGTTCAGCCAGGAACAAACATAACAACTGGAGGTACAGCAAATGAGCCAACAATTAATTTGGCAGATAATGTTTTAATAAGCTCTTTAAGTGCTGTTACAATATCTGGTGGAACCATTTATGGCGATGGAAGCAATATTACAAATATAACAGTTGGAACTGAGACTGTCATAGTTGGAGAGAACGTATCAAGTGGAGATGTTCTTTATCTTAATACAGATGGTAATTATTGGAAAGCGTCAAACACTTCTGAGGTAACATCCTCAACAGAGCTTAGACTTGCAAATGCAACAATATTAGCAGATGCAAGTGGTGCTGTAATTAAAAGTGGACCATATACAACTACTGGTTTATTAACTGGAGTTACATATTGGCTTGGTACAACAGGTTCATACACATCAACACAGCCAACTGGAGATGGTAACATTGTAAGATATATTGGAACACCTTCAAGTGCAACTGTCCTTGAGTTTAATCCAGATGAGTTGTATATTGAAATATCTTCATCTTCTGGCCCAGGAACACAACCAGGGTTGAGAAATGTATCTGCAAGTGGCAATATTTTAGTTTCAGATTTTACTGTTAATGTCATAAGCACTGGAGCTACAACGCAAACTCTTCCGACAGCTATTGGTGTTATTGGCAAGATTTATAATGTTGTAAATAGTGGCGGAGGAGTCATTACAGTGGCAACAACATCATCTCAAACAATAAATGGTTCTACAGGAATCACAATGACAGAGCAATATTTGTCAAGAACTTTCCAATCTGACGATAGTAATTGGATAATATTATAAAATAAAATAAAAATAGATTAAAATGAGCTATACACCACCAATAAATCCAACGTACACATCTGCAATAGGTGTAAATTCCGACACAGCAATATCTGGAGGAAACTGGACTTCAAACACCTACTTAGGGGTTGGAGAACAAAACGACTATTCATATGTTGCAGTAAATTTACAAACTGATGAAGTTGGTACACTTACTTTTGAGTTTTCTCAAGATGGTACTAATTGGTCAGAATATCCAACGGTTGATTTCACTGTTGCAAGTGGTATAAATGAAGTTCACGGAGCGTGGAAGGGTACTCGATACGTTAGGGTTAAATTCATAGGTACTGGTGGTAGAAGTCACTTTAGACTTAGAACTATGTATTCTTATGCTCCAGTAACTCTTTCAGCACCACTTAATCAACCAATTAGTGCTGATTCTGATGCTAATATAGTTAGAGCAGTTTCAATCGGTGAGACACCAGGTGGTTCTTACAATAATGTACAAGCAGATGGTTTAGGCTTTTCAACAAATTCAGTATTAACATCTGGTCAAACATATGATAGTGGTATATTATCACTTGTTGGTTATACACAAGTGCAAACTGATTTATTATCCGTAGGTGCTAACGGTACGACAACTATTAAATTCTATGAAGATGCGGGTGGTACTAACTTGCTAAGAACGCTGGTATCTCCTTATACAAGTGGGGATGGTTTTAAAATATTATCAGCACCAGCTTTTACACCTTATGTTAGATACCAATTTGAATGTACAAGTACAGGTCAAACTCAATTTTATTTTGATACCAAATTTACCACAAAATCTATTAGTGGTCAGATTCTTGGTTTGAATGATTTTGTTTCTGGTGGAATGGTTGCCAACTTAGGTAGAAGCGTTATCGTTGGTCAAGAACCAGATGGTTCATTTACTAACCAAAAAATTGATGGTGTTGCATTTAGAACTGATATAGCATTAGTTAGCGGTGGGACATATACCTCAACACTCGTATCAACAGAAGGTTATTCACAAATAGAAACACATATGTTTTCTAACGTTGCTGGTGCGTTAACTGGAAGATGGTATAATGATTCGGCAAAAACAATATTATTAAGAACATTTACAAGACCTTATGCTGGTGATGAAGTAGGGACGGTTAGTTATTTTTCGTCACCTATATTTGGGCCTTATATAGAATATGAATATACAAATGGTAGTATTGGTCAAACAAGTTTCTTTTTAGACTTCCACCCAAGAATAAAATCTATTAGTGGTCAAATATTAGGTATGAATGATTTTATACCAGCTGGTGTTGTGGCTAACTTAGGTAGAAATGTTATTGTTGGTAAGAATGATGCTGGCGGATTTAATAACGTTAATACTGATACGGTAAGTAATTTAAAGGTAGCAATTCAAAGTCCTACCACAGCTTTTGGTGAGGTACAAGTTGCTGAGATGACACCAGTAATTCAAGTTACTTATCCTTATAATATTAACACACAATTAGTAAATACAACAACCGAAAATGGGGCAACAATAACACAAGTTGATAGCATGGTGTCATTAGCAACGTCTACTTCATCATCATCTATTGGTATATTAAATACGATTAATGTAGCTAAGTATAGAGCGGGTCAAGGTGTTGTGGCAAGATTTACAGCATTATTTACATCTGGTGCAACTACGAGTGATTCACGTCAAGTAATTGGTATTGGTGATGATAACGATGGTTATTTCTTTGGGTATAGTGGTGACACATATGGTATTCACCATAGAATAAATAGTGGTACAACATTTATATCACAATCAGAATGGAATGTGGATACAATGGATGGTGGTTCAGATGGTTCAAACCCATCTGGTATGTTACTTGACCCAACAAAGGGTAATGTATTTCAAATACAATACCAATGGTTAGGGTTTGGTGCGGTCAATTTCTTTATCGAGAGCGATTATACTGGAAAATATGTTCCAGTTCACCAAATAAAATATGCGAATAATGAAGTAATACCATCATCATATAATCCAACATTCCCTATTAGGGCTGAGGTTAATAACGGAACTTCAACAGATGTATTGACTATGAAGTCATCATCTATGGCAGCATTTGTTGAAGGTAAAAATGTGATAACAGGTCCATTACAATCGGCTAATGGTAGCAATACTGGTGGTAATGATGGTGAGTTATTGGCATTAAGAAGTGTGTCGGTATTCCCATCTGGTGCAACAACAACAAATAGGGTTGTGGCATATTTAAGAGATTTATCAATATCAAATGATGGTGCTAATAATACTATTGTCAGGATTCAAGTAATAGAAGACCCAGTATATTCAGTATCACCAACATATACATATAAAGACGCAAATAGTTCCATAATACAAGTTGGTGTTGGCGGTACATATACAACTGGTAGTGGTAAAGTGCTTGCAACATTCGGGGTTACCCAGGTTAGTAATGTATTTACAGAATTAACAAATAGAGGTATTGCTATAAGACCAGGCAGGACAATAGGGTTTATAACACAAGGGGATAACTCAACATCAACTGAGGTGGATATTTCTTGGGTTGAGGATTTTTAATAAAGAATATTATAAGTATTTATAAGATATGACACAAGTAAGAAAGATAAACGGAATACCAGTGGTAGACACATCAATCAGTGCTTTTACATATGATGGGACAAATCAATTTACTATCGACCAAACCGATGGGGTAAGTTTTAATGCTCAAATTTTAACACTTTCAGCAACGAGTATTAGTGCTACTACATTTTATGGTGATGGTTCTAATCTTACTGGTATAGCTGGTGGAAATAATACCTATACAACAGGTATGACTTTTAACAATAATACACTTACAGCTACAAATAGTACTGGTGGTACTTATAGTACAATAATTAATAACTTCACTGGGTTAACGGTTAGTGGTAGTATTTCCGCAACAACATATTTTGGTGATGGTTCTAATCTAACAGGAATTATTACTACTGATTCATATATTACTGGTACTACATTTAATGATACTATAATAACTTATAATAGAAATAATGGTTTATCAGCAATTACAACAGACCTTACTGGTCTTAATATTGAAACTTACTTTTTGAAAGATTCTGCTGGTACGATTAATGTTGGTGAGGTTATTTTCGCTAAAAATTGGAATGATGCAAATTCTGTTGTTTCAGTTGCACTTGCAGATGCGACATCTGGTGGTGGCACCATGCCAGCTATCGGTATTTGTACGTCATCTGGTTCATCAACTGTACAAGGTACTCTAATCACAAATGGTACACATGATAGTTTTGATACATCTGCCTGGGGATTAAATAACGCACTTTATGTTTCTGAAACACCTGGTCAATTAACAAACGTTAGACCAACTGGTGACACAGCCGATATACAAATTATCGGTATAGTCCTTAAGGTTGATGCCGTTAGTGGTGTAATTGCTGTGTATGGTGCTGGTAGGTCAAATGATTTGCCTAATTTATCACCTGAAAATTTTTGGATTGGTGGAGCCGATAGTATTGCTGTTGAGAAATCTGTTAATGACTTTACTGATATAGGAACGCCAGCATCAGATGACTACCTTATGATATGGGATACAGATGCCGCAACAACTAAAAAGGTATCTTGGTCTGGAGTGTCAATTACAACATCTGCTAATATAGGTGGAGGAGAAGGTGTATTTAGCGCCAAGGTTGGTACAGTTAACCAATTTAAGTCGCTTACTTCTTCTGGAGCTACAATTGCAATTACAACATCTGGAGACACAATTAACTTTGAATCAATTGCTGGTACTGGACAAGATAACACTGCATCAAATGTAGGTGGAGAAACAGGGTTATTTAAGCAAAAGACTGGAGTTGACCTTGAGTTTAAAACTCTTTCTGCAGGAACAAATATTCAGATATTCTCAGGAGATAATGTTGTGACAATTTCTGGACCAGCTGGTTCTGGTGAAGCAAACACAGGTTCTAACCTTGGAGGTGGAAACCCAGTGTTTAAGCAAAAGACTGGAGTTGACCTTGAGTTTAGAACATTAGTAGCTGGTACCAATGTAACAATTACATCAGGAGCAACAGAGCTTACGATAAATGCGTCTGGAGGCGGAGGCGGAGGAACGTCAAGAATAACAGGTGCAACTCAAACAACAACTGCAACACCAGGAGAGATTGATGTAATTGACACACTTGTAGACAATGCAACAAACATTGTTGAAGTATTTGTTAAGGCATACGAAAGTGGTGCTGCAGAATATGGTGTTTGGAAAAGAACTTTAACAGTTACAAGCGTATCTGGAACTGTTGTTATAAGAGAAGAAAACGCAGATGTAGATAAAACATCATCTGGATTAAATGCAAATTCAATTAACTTCACAGTAAATGGAAGTAATATTGATATTGATGTAACAGGAATTGCGGCTACCACGATTGATTGGGTATCTGCTTATGAAATAATTATATAATATGGCTACGACTAATTTAATATCGAAATCTTTGGGGGACATTCTCACTGAGAGTGGAAATGGAGCACCAGACCACACTTCACCATTAGGGTCTATATATAGCGATAAAGACACGGGTAATGTATGGAAAAACCTTAATGGAACTACAACGTGGGAGCTGTTAAGCACGGTAGCTTATGGTGAAGCATATTACCAAGTCAATACCACTGATACTACAATATCTACACAAAACGTATGGGCATCGGTAGGGAACACTTTCACTGAAGGCCTTGCAAAGGGTTTATCTGCCAGTACTAATACGTTGGTTTTAATAGCTGGATATGATGGTGATTATGAGGTTAGAGGTAATGCTACTATTAGTTATAGTGTTGGAGCTGCTAATTATGAAGTTGGCCTATCTGTTAATGGAGCTGACCCAGTAGCTGGAACATATGGAGGAGCTTATATAGATGCCACACAAACAAGGCAGCATATAGGGTTTCAAACAATAGTATCCCTAACAGGTGGAGACACGATTGGTTTTGATGTTAGGAATTTAGACTCAACAGCAAATTTAGATATTAGACATGCACAATTATTGGCAAGAAAAGTAGGATAAATGGGAGTAATTTCACAAATATCAGTAGGAGACATAATGTATTATCAAGTAGACGATATTCCATCTCACAGTGCCACAAAAGGTTCTGTGGCGATGATGATGTCATCAACAACGTATAGCAATGGTTTCACCTATATCAATAATGATGGTGGTACTACTTGGTTGAAGTGTATTCACTCATCATATGGGAAGATTAGCTTAACTAATTCAACATCTCTTGTTGATTTCGACACACAACCGCTTGGTGATTGGTTTGCATTTAATGGCGCACCAGCTGGTGCATCTTGGGTACTGGACCCAGATAGCAGCTCTGAATGGGAGTTGGCAACTGAGAACACGACTACAGATGATTTAAAATATACTGGCAGCACAACGATGAGGGCTTTTATAAGTCAGACATCAACTATGAGAGGTGGTCCAAGTAAGTGGATGAGTTGGCTATCTGGAATTGCAGCAAACTTCACTATACCACCTTACGGGTATAATGAAGCCTTTGCATCAGACAATGGTTCAACAACAAATATTTCGTCACTGCGTATGCTTGAAATGCCTACAAATGCTTATTTATTGGGTGGTATTTCAGCGGTGAGCAGAGAGGGTGGTGGAGCTGGTGGAGCCTCTGGAAGGTCTTATATTCCTAAGCATTGTCAGATTGTTGCAAGCAAGGTTGATGAGCCATTAATAATTCCAGGTGTGGTCACAACAGGTACTACAATAATAGATGAGACTTTTGAATCATCTGGATTCACATCAAATTCATGGACTGTTGCTAATGATTCTGCTAATATTTGGGTTGTAGGTCAAGCAGAGAGTTTCAGTGGAACGTCATCAGCTTATGTTTCTAATGATGGAGGAACTTCGGCTACATACGACATCAATAATGCTGAGGCTTCTCATTTTTATAAAGATTTCGTCCTTCCTTCTGCTTCTGGGCTTACATTAACATTTGATTGGAAATGTCAAGGTGAGAATGCGGCTGGAGCAACACAGTATGACTATGGGGCTGTTGTGATTACAGATACTGGTACAACGCCAGTGGCTGGCACCGAGGTTATAACAACTCAAGCTGGGGTTGGGACTAACGGTAGGCTTGGAGCTGTGGCGAACTTAGGTAAATTTAACCTCGCATATGGAACAACGCCAGGTACGGTATGGAATACTGAAACAATTGACTTAACGTCTTATTCTGGTAGCACAAAGAGGCTTGTGTTTACATGGAAAAATGATGGTTCAGTAGGGGCAAATCCACCAATGATTGTGGATAACATTAAAATACAGGAAGGCGGCAGCAGTGGTACTGACACATTAATTTATTAAAACATATTTATTATTATGAGTTTAATTAGAATAGGAGAAATAAAAGTAAAACCAACGAAGTTAAATAATACAGGTAAACCTTATTATATATTTACAGGTGCCACATTTGATGGACCCAAAGGTACTGTTGGTGATTATTATGACGAGATTACGTCTAATAAAAGTTGGATGGAAATAGGTGTTGGACATTATGATTATTCATTTTGTAGAACTCAAGTTATGACTTGGACTGCTATAAATAACTTTAGCGCACTAACAACAGAAGAGAAGGTTGTCGCTGCAACGCACTTTGCTGTCGGCCCAGCTGATAGAGATACTGTATTAACAGATGAAGAGCAGCAAGAGGCGTGGAGTGATTTAGTTATTAAAGCACGTAAATCAAGGCAATTAAGATGGGATGCAGCTGAGGCTTACATTTCATTCACCATTCCAATGCCAGATTCAATCGACCTTGGTAAATCTACTAATACATTAAGTAATGAGTATATTATTTATGGTGTTGAATCATTTGAAAAAAGTGGTGAAGATGGCTTATTTGACTGGTTAGGTAACACTTCTACATTTTCTGGTGGTACGGGTTATAGTGGTAAAGCTTATTGGACTCAAGTAGACCAAGATAAAATGTTAGACATACTTAAAAACGGAAATTACTAATGGCAAAGAAAAGAACAAATATATTTGAAATGCTCCTTAACGAGCTTCTTGTGGGTAAAACAATTTATGACGATGATGACATAGGGCTTTTGGTAGATTCTATTAGATTTCACAGCAAGACAAGTACAGTGTATGCAATTAGCGCTTCGGGGGATGTAAGAACATTTTTCATAAATGACACATTCGATATTGATACAGTATCAGAGTTTGTAGAAGACCTGGATGTGTCTAAGATTAAGAAAATTAAAAACAAAAATAGAAACTAATGATAGGAATTATTATTATATCAGCCTTTGTGTTGCTTGGGTTAATTATATCTAAGGAATTTAGATATGGGGTTATTACGACAATAGGGTCTGCTATAGTATTTACTCCAGTTATTGCATTCGGAATTATTTACAACACTCTCTATTCGTTTTATATGCCATTTAAAGAAAAGGATTGGAAATTGTTTTTCAGAATCTGGTGGAGAGCAATTGATGGTACTTACTCGTTTTTAGGGGATATTCTTTACAAAGGATTTGCGGAGCCATATGATGAATTAGCTAATGTATGGGGAGAATGGCTGGAAGATAGTGTGGGCACAGAGGAAGATACTCCATTTGGAGAGAAACAAACGACTATTTCTGCAACAATAGGTTGGTATGAATATAATAAAACACGCATGTTTAAGAGAGGTCATCAGTTAAGTAAAGTTCTTAATATTGCGTTTAGACAAAAACGTCATGCAATAGGCTCCTGGGAGAGAAAATTAGCTTTAAAAGAACTTGAAGATAGAAATTTACATGGGAACATTAAAAAATAATAGAATCAAAGTTTGATTTTATCAGTAAAAGGGGCTATATTATTATGACCCCTTTTTTTATGGCAGAAGATAACAACATACCAGGCAAGCTTAAAAAGAAACCCTTTAAGGGAAAGAAGGCTCTCGTTATTTCAGGAGGAGGGTCAAAAGGAGCATGGGCTGGTGGAGTAATCCAATATCTGCTTGAAGATAAAGAAAAAGACTACGACTTATATGTAGGAACTTCTACTGGGAGTCTGCTCGCCCCGCTGTCATCTATTCGAGAATTAAGTATTTTAAAAGAAGGATACACCAGCATAACATCGGAAGACATATTTTCACTAAATCCATTTAATGAAGATGGTAGCATCAGAAAATGGAACGCAATCAAGAGGGTTTTAAAAACAAAAAAAACACTTGGAGAAACTGATAGCCTTAGAGATTTAATCAAACTACACTTCAAGGAGAAGCATTTCGAAAAGCTTTACAAGTCAGACAAAGAAGTGATTGCTGTAGTTTCAAACTTGACAGACAAAAGAGCGGAGTATAAATCTTCAAACGAAAGTAAGTATGAAGACTTTGTAGATTGGCTTTGGGCATCGTGCAATGCGCCTATATTTACAAGCATTCTTGAAAAAGACGACAATCAATATGCTGACGGAGCAATATACGAACAGATTCCAATTCAGGTTGCAATTGAAAACGGGGCCACAGAGATAGACGTAATCGTTTTGTCTCCAGAAGGGTTTGGGGTTGTAAAAAGAAAAAAAATAAACAACTTGCTTCAGTATTTTTTCAGATTGATAGAAATATTAATGAGAAAAATCGCAAAAGACAACGTAGACCTTGAGAAACTTAAGTCACACGGAAGAGAGATAGATATAAATATTTACTACACTCCCTATAGCTTAACTGATAACTCGCTGGTGTTCAAAAAAGAGGAGATGCTTAGATGGTGGCAAGAGGGTTATATTAATGCAAAGTCTGGAAATGTAAAAAAATATAAGATTACAAGGTCAAATGTGTTCAAAGAGGTGGAAGAATAATCTTTTAATTCTATTTATATAAAACTCCTATTATGAACGTTGTTACTGGACAAACCGTATATGAACAAATAATTTCTCTTGACGTAGATAACAATCCTGTTACTGGCGCAACATTCGATACAATAATGTATAGAGATGGAGTTTCTTATACTGGGACTACCATAGGCGTGACATTATCAGACTCTTCAAGAGGGGTGTTTACAGCTTCTTGGTCAGCAAGCACTACTGGAGACTATCAATTGTATGCCAAAAACAACATCACATCGGTTGTGTTTATAGCAGACAATATTTCTGTCATATCAGACAGCGAACTTAGCACAAACGTGTACATCGGAATTTAATTTATCAGAAACTCATTTTTTACCCCTATTTATTAGAAATTAATAAGTATGGTGAATAATCAAATGTTGGAATTTGCAAAGTGTGCAGCTGACCCTGTATATTACATGAACACATATGGGTATGTGTTTAACGCAAAAGAGAGAATGGTGACTAAGATGGAATGTTTTGAATATCAAAACGATTGTCTAAGAAACTTTCACGAATACCAAAATAACATAATTTTAAAGTCAAGACAAACAGGTCTTTCGGTTGTTACAGCTGGATATGTTGCGTGGAGACTTTTGTTCAGATATGATGAAAAGATTCTTATCATTGCCAATGATGGCGCTGGTGCGGTTCGTTTTCTTGAAACTGTAAAACAATTTATTGAACATACTCCATTGTGGCTTAAGCCAGATGCAATCGAAACTGATAACACAAAGAAGATTGCGTTTTCAAACAACTCTTACGCTGAAGCAAAAGCATCGAGCCCTAACGCTGGTCGTGGAGATTCACTTACAATGCTGGTTCTTGATGAGACCGCCTTTATTAAAGATGACGAGGCAATTTGGATGGGAGCTGGTATGGCGCTTTCTGCTACTGGTGGAAAGTGTATTATGATTTCTACACCAAACGGTACTTCTGGATTATATTACAAGACCTGGAGAGAAACTATTAGTGGAGATAAATCTGCTAATGAGGCAGAAGATTTTGTTGGAAAAACAGTTCACTGGACTGAAAATGAAAATAGCGCAGAAGGTCTTGAATACAAAAAGGATGCTAATGGAAACGAGAAACCTTGGAGCCCATGGTATGAAGCGCAATGTAAAAGGCTTAACTGGGATTCAGTTCAGATTGCACAAGAGCTTGACCTTTCGTTTGAAGGTTCGAAAAGGCTTGCAATTGATGCTGAGTTGGTTTCTAAGTATAGAGCAAAGGTTGAGGCTGATTTCAAAAGACTTGGTTACATTAAGTTTGATTTCATGCAAAAAGAAAACCCATCAGAGTTTGCTAAGTTTACTTTGGAGGAAACAAATATGCATATCTTTAAACAACCAGAAGAGGGAGCGAGCTACATACTCGCTGCCGATGTCGCCAGGGGTGATGGTCAGGATTACTCTACAATGCAGATTCTTGATGCTGAAACACTTGAACAAGTGGCAGAGTACAGAGAAAAGGTTGGTCCAGATTTATTCCCACACGTAATTGACGCAGTAGCAAGGATGTATAATAAAGCATATGTTGTAATTGAGGCGAACTCGTTTGGTCTTGGTGTTTGTTTTGACGTTAGAGATAAATTCAAGTATCCAAGAAACAGGTTATACTTTTCTAAAAATATAAAAGACATTCACGTAAGGCACTATTCTTACAAAGTAAATGAAGGAACAGAGATTCCAGGTTTCCAAACATCAAGAAAAAACAGAGTACTTCTTGTAAAGGCTATTATCGAGCATATGAGGGAGAACTCAATAACTCTTCACTCTAAAAGGCTTATGATGGAGTTTGACACATTTGTTATGAATGGAGACAAACCAGAGCACGAAAAAGGTTCTCATGATGATTTAATCATGGCGCTTGGAATTGCTCTTTACATTAGGGATACAGAATTCGAAAACGTAATTTCATCTACTGAGATGACAAAAAGCATGCTTAATGCGATGATGCTTAATGCAAACCCTTCTGTTGGAAAAGTACTTGAAAATACAAAAAAGACAGAGAACCCAAAAGGAGGAGGCGGTCTCTTTATATTTAATGGAAATGGGAATACAGACGTAGGTGGTGCTGGAACTCCAGGAGCAAGCGATGATGATGATTTAAGTTGGTTGTTGGGATAACTATTTATTTTAAAGATTCAATTATTTATATTTTATAAAAATGAGCACAAATGGCAGACGATAATAATTTCAATAGCGTTTTTGGTGGCGTAAATGACGCAATAAACAAGAATAAACGTAGAACTCCGAGGGTGGAAAATCCTGGTGTAGTTCAAAATGTTGGTAATGGACTTATCAATCAAGAAAATAACGTTGAGCACGTTCAGCAACAGTTCCTTGATTGGCAGGTGAACAAAATTGCAAACGACCTTTATTCAAGAACGATTTATTATGATACCGATAGGATTAATGCTTATCAGGATTTTAGAGCTATGGACCAATCTCCTGAGATTGCAGCTGCTCTTAATATCATGAGAGATGAGTGTATTACCAGAGGAGAAAAAGGTAAGATTCTTGACATATTCTCTGAAAATGCAAGAGTTAAAACAATACTTGAGGACTTATTCTTCAACAGACTTGATATAGATTTCGCACTTAAATTGTGGATTAGAGACCTTCTTAAGTATGGAGATTTCTTTCTTCACCTTCATGTTGACAAGGAAGAAGGTATTTATGATGTAATGGCGCTTCCCTCTGAGGAAATTCACAGAGAAGAAGGGTATGAGGGAAGAACTGATAACGTAAGATTTAGATGGGAAACTACTGGAGATTATTTTGAGGATTGGCAAGTTGCTCACTTTAGACTTCTTGAAGATACAAGAAAACTTCCTTACGGACGTTCTATTTTGGACCCAGCGAGAAAGCTTTGGAAACAACTTCAGCTTGCTGAGGATTCTATGCTTGTATATCGTATTACAAGAGCCCCAGAGAGAAGGGTATTTTATATTGATGTTGGTAATTTAGAGCATGCAGATGTTGCGCAATTCGTACAACAGTTCCAGATTCAACTTAAGAAACAGCCTATTGTTGACCAGAAGACTGGTAATATGAACATGAAGTACAATCCAATGAACGTAACAGAAGATTACTTCATTCCGATGAGAGCTGATAGGTCATCAAGAATTGAAACTCTTCCAGGAGCATCTAATCTTGGAGATATTCAGGATATTGAATACTTACAAAATAAGTTATTCGCCTCACTTCAAGTTCCTAAGAATTACTTGAACTATGGTGAAAGTCTTCCTGGAGGTTCGACACTTAGTCAACAAGACCTTAGGTTTGCAAGAACAATTAACACAATTCAACAAGCAGTGCTTGCTGAGCTTAAGAGAGTTGCAAACATTCATCTTTATTTCAATGGATTTACAGATGAAATAGATAACTTTACACTTACACTTACAAATCCATCTACGCAGCAAGAGCTTCTAAAATTAGAAACTATGAAAGCTCGTCTTGAGGTATTCAAGGAAATGTTCTCTGCAGAGGCAACATCTCCAGTATCTTATGTTTGGGCAATGGAAAATGTTCTTGGATTCTCTAAATCTGAAATCAAACTTATTCTTAAGCAGAAAAAGGTTGAGAAGAAAATATTTGCTGAAATTGACTCAGCTGTTGAGATGTACAAGAAAATTGGTCTTTTCAAAGACCTTGATGAGAAATTTGAAATTGAAGGCGCTGAAGAAATGATGAAAGCCCAACAAGAAGGTGGTGACGAAGAAGGTGGTGACCTTGGTGGAGGCGGAGGCGGAGGTCTTGGCGGAGACCTTGGTGGATTGGATATGGGCGGAGCTGATGAGCTTGACATGGGCGGAGAGGCTGATGCTGGAGCAGAAGCTGGAGCAGAAGCAGAACCACTTCCTGAAAACAATTTCAGAAAGGCACAAAGGATTTCTGACAAATACGTTGGAAACATGCTTAATGAATTATTGGGCCCTGATGAAGCGCCAAAGAAAGAGGTTAACGTTGAAGACAATGCTTTGATAAAAAGAAACAAGTCAATGAATCTTGAGTCTAAAAGATTGATTGATAGTATGAATGGCAGTGTTACTGGAATAGGTAGAGGAGTCATTCAGGAGACTGTTAAAAAAGCAAACCCACTTGTTGATGGTTCTGGTAAACTTGGAGATGAAAGTAATATTCTTATGAATGATATTGAAAAGTTTTTGAGAAACAGAAAAAAATAATAACGATGCTTGATAAGAAATACTATGAAGGCTGGAATAAGAATGATGAGTACGGGGCAAAAAAAGATGTCGTAGGACTTCTTGAGGAACTCGAAGAATTTGACGAGCGCATCAAGAAGTTTTTCGGTCCTCAAAAAGTAAAAGCCGCAGGCGTTGATGTTAGGAGAAGTTGTAGGATAATGATTGGAATTCTTAAGGAAATTCAGTCAAAAATTCAGATGACGAAGCAGGATTACGAAAGTGATTATGAATAAAAATTTGGTTATTCTACAAAAAGTATATATTTTTGCGTTAAGTTGGAGTTAGAAAGTAATTCAACAAAACAAAAATAACGTATGTATATAGTATTTGATACCGAGACCACTGGAAAGGCAAAAAATTTCAGCGCTCCTATCACAGACTTCAACAATTGGCCAAGAATGGTTCAGATTGCTTGGAAGGTGTTTGATGGAAATGGAGTAGAGATAGATTCACAGAATCTAATAATTAAACCTCAAGGGTTTAAAATTCCTGATGAAGCAATAGCGATTCATAGGATTACAAATGAAAGAGCCAAAGAAGAAGGGATTCCTTTGAGGCAGGCTCTTGAAAAGTTCGCTGAAGCTGTAAAAAACAATAAGCACCTTATTGCTCACAATATAACGTTTGATGAAAATGTAACAGGATGTGAGTTTCTTAGAGAGGGAATGCATAATTGTGTTCCAGACATAAATCATATTGATACCATGAAGCTCACAACTGACTTCGTGGCAATTCCAAACAAAAGAGGTAGAAGTGGATTTAAGTTCCCTTCTCAAACAGAGCTCCACCAAAAGTTATTTGACAAAGGATTTGATGATGCTCACGATGCACTTGCCGATGTTACCGCATTAGCAAGATGTTTCTTCGAGCTTCAGAGAATAGGGATTCTTGGATTTAAAGAAGACGATAGAGCCGAAGACCTTATGGAATCGTTGTCTATAGCTGCTGAAGAGAAACCTTCAGAAGTAGATGCTGATACAATTAAGATAACTCCACTTGGATTACATACGTTTCACTCAATTCTTGAAGGAGCTGGTTCTGCTACTGAATACATTAAGATTGCAAAAGAGTATGGACATACCTCAATGGCTATTACAGATAATTCAACATTGTCTGGAACATTCGAGTTCTTCAATAAGTGTAAGGCAAATGGGATTAAGCCAATTTTCGGTATTGAGATTTTCTTGAATGACAACATTGGTAAATTCGAAGAAAAAGAGCTTGAGGGAGATAATTACAGGATAAAGATTTTCATAAAGAATGAGCAGGGTTATAAAAACCTGAACCACTTATTGTATTTGTCTAATACAGAAGGTTACTTTAAGAAAGAAGCAAGAATAACTACTGAGTGGTTGTTGAAATACAAAGAGGGATTGGTTGTCTCAACTTCTGGTCTTGACAGTAAATTGGCAAACTTGGTTCTTAAAGGTAGAGATGTTGACGCAGAGAACTATGTTAACATGCTTAGGACAGAGTTTACAGATGATTTGATAGTAGAGTTCAAGTTTAGTAAGTTCGCCACTCAGAAGCAATACAACAACTTCCTAATCAAAATGATGAGTAAGTATAAATTGTTTCCTGTATTAAGCAATGACACTTACTATCCAAGAAAGGAAAATTCTAATCTCCAGGATGTGGTTACATCAATTAAGCAGCATCGTATGTTGGCTTACTGCTCCCTAAAAGAGAATAGAGAATTGTATTACTTTAACAGTGATGACTATAGAGAAATGAATACTAAGTATGGATTTAAGTATCCTGAAAAGTTTCTTGAGCTTTGTATGAAAAATACAAATGTTATTGCTGATAAGTGTAATTTCGAATTTGATACTGGAACAGAGAAATACCCAAGGTATGAACCAACTGAAAAAGTAATCAACTACTTCAAGACAGATAAGACAGAGGAGATAATTGTTAAACTTGCATTTGCTAAGTTGAAACAAAAGATTGAAATCTACAAGAAGAATGGAATCGTTGAAATGACTGAGGAAAAAATTGAAGAGTATGTTGCTCGTTTAAATTATGAAATCAGTATCATCGAATCAAAGAAGATGCTTGACTACTTTCTTGTTAACTGGGAGATAATTAACTTCTACAGAGACCAAGGGCATGACATTGGTCCAGCGAGGGGTTCTGCTGCAGGTAGCTTACTATCATGGTGTCTTGACATCACAAAGATTGACCCAATTAGGTTTGGTCTTTATTTCGAGCGTTTCCTAAATCCAGAAAGAGATTCACCGCCAGATATTGATATTGATTTTATGACTGGTACAGATGATGTAACCAATCAATTCTTGCAAGATAAATATGGTAAGGAGCGTGTGATGTCTGTTGCAACGTTCTCTACATTCTCAGAGAAAAACACAATTAAAGATGTTGTTCGTGCTTATCGTGGAAGTGATGCAACTGGATTTGATTCAGGAGTGTTCAAATTAACGAAAGAGATGCCGAACTTCTTAAATTACAATGACACTCTTAGGCATTGGTTTGAGACATGGCCAGATAAACCAGAGTGTTCTCCAGAAGTTAAAGCTTGGATTAGAAATCCAAAAAACACTGAGATGATTGAAACCGCTCTTCAGCTTCATGGAAACATTAGAGGTATTGGTCAACACGCTGCAGGGGTTGTAATTACTCCAGGTCTGTCTTGGGATTATATTCCGACAAACGTTATTGCATCAAATGAAAATGTGGTTACAGCGTTTCAAGAGGCTGATAAGTCTGGAAAAGACCTTTCGGCTTTGGGTATTCTAAAATTAGATAGATTGAAGTTGGAAACCTTAAATGTAATTAAGGAGACAATAGAAATAGTTAAGAAAACAAAAGGTATTGATATAACTGAGAGTGTAGATTATGTAAACCTTGAAGATTCTAATTTGTTTATGGAACTTCGCCTTGGTCTTAATCATGGTATATTTCAGTTTGAGAGTCATGGGATGAATAATCTTATTAGAGGTATTGGTGTTGAGAAGTTTGAGGAACTTGTCGCAGCGAATGCATTGTATCGTCCAGGTCCAATGGGTATTGGTGCGCACGAAGAGTTTATCGTAAACAAATTCAACCCAGAGAAGATTGAGTACATTCACCCAGCGCTGGAATCAATTCTTGGAGAGACGAATGGAGTACTTGTGTTCCAGGAGCAACTTATGTTTATTGCCGATAAGATTGGTGGTATGGGACTTGGAAAAGGAGACATGCTTCGTAGATATATGGACAAGGCTTCTAAGATTATTGCAAGAAATTCAGCTGGAGAGAAATTGACGGATGAAGAAAAAAATAATAGAAACTGGAAAGGCTTCCAAGAATATTGGGGAATGTTCCTTGATGGCGCAGCTGCTCAGGGTTATAATAAAGATGAAGTTGATGGAATTAAAGATTGGGTAATTCAGTATCTTGGTTACTCATTCAACAAATCTCACGCACTTTCTTATTCGTACTTGGCGATGCAGACATTGTACTTAAAGCATTATCATCCTACTGAATTTTATACAGCACTTTTGAATCATCCTAAATCTGGAAATAAAGAAAAGCAACAAGCTTGGATTGGTTCTGCGATTGCGTCAGCAATGTCGAAAGGAATTGAAATCAAGATGCCATCAAGAAAATCAGGATGGAGATGGACAATGACTGGAGAGCATGAAATATCTATGGGATTCTCTGGTATTAATGGATTAGGTCCAATTGCATACGAAGAGATGTTGGAGTTAATCGGACAAATTAAAGTCACAGATGGGCAGCCAAAAAAGATTCTTGAAACTGTAACCATGAGTCAATTCTTTAGACTGGCGTTTAGCAAGTTTAACAAGAGTGCTTTTGAAGCTTGTCTTAAGGCGGGAGTTTTTGATGATTGGAGTACATCGAGAGAGCAATTGGCTGACCTTAAGTCTAAGACTAAAAAGAAAAAGAAAGTAGACGCTAATCAGACTGTGTTGTTTGATATGAACGATTCTGCTTTCGACATTCCAGTTAAAAAAGAGGAAAACAAATATCCTCCAACAAACTGGGCATCAAAAAGAATGGACTTCCTTGAGGTGTGTAATTTTGACCTTGAAAAAATTAAATACATTCAAGACATAAAAGCTGATGTAAACGCCAGAGCAAAAAGAAATAAACTTGTAGAGACGATAATAAATTTTGATGATGATGATTTTTATATCTTTGTTGTTGACACCTTCAAGGTTTCTATGAGTAAGAATGGGAAAGAGTATTTAACAATGAGGGTTGGTGATGGAATTAGTTTCACAACACTTAGAGCATTCGACCCAGTTGCAAAAGACCTTCAGCCACTCCTTGCAGCAAATGGAATATACGTTGCTGAGTTTGAAAAGAACGCAAAAGGGTATGTAAACTTTAAGAGAGGAACGAGAATCGTTCGAGTTGATAAAGATTTAAGCAAAAAAGAAGATGAAGTTAACGATTGAATTAGTACCACAAACAGCTTGGTATAGCAATGTCCGCTCTAATGTTACAGCGGCAGAGTGGGATGTTCTCAGAAAGGAATGTTACAAGAAGGCTGGGTACAAGTGTGAGGTTTGTGCTGGGAAAGGTCCAAAACATCCAGTGGAGTGCCATGAGATTTGGGACTATAATGACGAAACACACAAGCAAACACTTCTTGGGCTTATTGCTCTGTGTCCAGATTGTCACTCTACAAAGCATGTGGGTCTTGCTCAAATACAAGGGAGATTTGACGTAGTTCTAAATAAGCTTATGACAGTTAATGAGATGACTAAAAAAGGTGCAGAGAAATATGTGAATGAGTGTTTTGATGTATGGGAAAAGAGAAGTCAAAATAATTGGGAACTTGATATTACGTTTTTAGAAAAAAAAGAAGATGAGTGAAGCAGAAATAGAAGGGTTTAAAATGTTTTTAGAAAGATTGTCAGAGCATGAAATAGGTACTTGTATGGATATGGTGCCATGTCCAGGATTTAATATAGACGTTGAATATGAGTAATGTTCAAGTGTTTAAAATCGCATCTTCTAACAAGAAGTATGCTTTAGTAAACTATGAAGAAATCATAGATTATTATAACTTGCCATTTTATAAGAAATGGTTTAAAAAATGTCCCACAAAAGAGTTAATGGAAATAAAACGATGAACATATATACAGACGGAGCCTGCAAGGACAACAACAGACAAGAAGATGGAACTGCAGAAGGAAAAGGTGGATGGGCTTTTCTAATTTTAGAAAGTCAGCCAGGCAAAGATATGGAAATTACTCTTCAGGGTTCTGGACAGGTAGTTGGAACAACCAATCAAGAGATGGAAATATTTGCTGTAGCTCAAGCCTTTGAAGCATTGAACAATAATCATACTGAAATGATAAACCTATATTCAGATAGCGCTTATGTAATCAATTGCTTAAAAGATAGGTGGTACGATAATTGGGTGGCTAACGGATGGCTTAATAACAAAAAAAAACCAGTCGAAAACCAGAAGGCTTGGGAAAGGTTAATTGATGTTGTAGGTCGTTATAGTGTAAATTTCTTTCACGTAAAACGTAATACTACGAAGTATATAAGAATGGTTGATGGAATGGCTAAAAAGGCTTCTAAGAAAGATACCAACCAAGAACAGTAATTGCTGTAGTTAAAAGGAAAAACACTATTGCGCCAACTGTTACTGCTTTTGTCTTAAAATGTTTAAGGTCAGAAATCTCTTTTTTATTATCGTCTTTTTCTCTGGTAATGGTTGCAATGTCTTTTTCTGCTTGCTGGATGTCTTCTGTGTTTTTTTGAATTTTAGAAGCACACTTCTTCATCTCCCTTAGGTCTTCTTCATTAACAACTTTTTCTACATCCCTCTTCCATATAATTAGGTCATTGACTGCGTGTTTCATGGCAGCTGTCTTAACTAATTCTTGATTGGTTCTAACAACTTCATCTCTAAGATTTTCGTAATTACTGTTAAGTCTTTCAAGTTCTTTTAATACGTGGTTAGACCATTCCTTCCATCCTTGATTTTCGTTGTTATCTGTCATTACTTCTATTTTTTAACTCCCTCTTTGAAGGCTTTTGTGAATTCTGAATTTTTTATGAATTTATCTCTTGAAGTTTTGAGCTTTTTTATAATTTTCTCAAAATTATCATTTGCTTCGATTAATTCTTTTATAATTAATTTTGAATTTTCATCAAAATCTTCTACTATTAATTCCATATATACGTTATGTTTTAAGAGGTTTGGTCGTTTGTTCTAAATATGTTGGTTTTTTGCAAAAAATAGGTTTTTATCAATTCAAAAGCCTTTTTATTTCATATTTATTATAAAGCCGAAGACATGAATAATAAAAAGAAATTAGTAGAGGAATCATTTAATAAAATGAAAACACTACTGGAATCAAGGATTGGTGAAGCTCAAGCTGCTCCTGTAGCTCCTGCGGCACAACAGCCAGCACAGGCTCAGCAGCCAGCGGCAGACCCTCAAAGAGACCAAAAAATAAGTCAAAATATTGATGCAACGATGGACCAAGCTATGGCTAAGATGGTTCAAGGGCTTCCAGCAGTTCTTGCTAACTTTGCAAAAGCGGGTGGAGATAAAGATGGAGCATTGGATGCTCCAGGTGTTTACGACAATGATGCCAGCGCACAAGCTCAGCCGATTCAGGAGGGGATGATGAATGAAATCACCTTTAATGAAGCTGTTTTCATGGAAACAATGGGAGAAGGAGAACTGAACGAAGGTGGAATACTTGGTCTTGCAATGGCGGTTCCAGCTATATTAAAGTATGGCGGTAAAGCTGCAGAGTGGACTGGAAAGAAAATGAACTCAGGATGGCTTCAAAAGTGGGGAGGAAAAACAGCTAAGGCTGGAGAGAAAATTCATCACAAATATATTGGTGTTATTGAAAAAGCGATTGCTCCATTTATGCCAAAAGCAAATAAGGAACAAATTCACAAAGCAGCCAATGGTATATTTATGGGAGGAGTTGCTATTATGTTCGCAGGAGGATTAGCACACCCAGGTATTTTAACTGGAGTAAAAGGTGCTGAACTTGGAGAGTTTAGTCTTGCAAGTTTAGCTAAAGTGCTTCCTAATTTAGGATTTGCTTAATGGCGAAGAAAAGAAATAATTTGACTTATGCTCAAATGGTTAAAAAGGCTATAGCCAAAGCCAGAAGAGAGGCGAGCCCTGAAGCAGCAAGGCTAAAGAAAAAGAAGACGCTTGAATCTCAAGCAAAGAAGATGTCAAACAAGATGACGGCTCCTGAAAAGGTTTTTGCTGAGATGATGAAAGAGCTTGGGGTTGAATTTGAAACTCAGAAGATTCTTGGAAAGAAGATATATGACTTTTATATACCATCCAAGAATATGATGGTTGAGGTTGATGGGGATTACTATCATGCAAACCCTCTTATTTACGAGTCGAAAGATTTGAATAAGATGCAGATTAGAAATGTCAGAAATGACAAATTTAAGGATGTGCTTGCGAAAGGAAATGGATATACTATTGAGAGAGTGTGGGAATATGACCTCAACAATGACTATAAAGAACAAAAGAAGAGATTTAAAAAATTATTGAAAGATGGATAAGGAACTTAAAAAAATAATCAGAGAAGAAGTCTACAAGGTTATGATGGAAATAGGTGAAGAAGACCCTATGAAGCTTAGTCAGGATATGATTGCTTCTAATGAAGAGCAAGTCAAAGAGCTTGAGGATGAGCTTAAATATAGAGAAGCTGATGCCAGAGTATCCAGCCTTCCAAGAGATGAAAGAGATGCCAGAGTTGCGATGGTAAAGGTTGTAAAAGACAGACTTGAAGCAGCAAAACTTGAGCTCGAAATGTCAAAGCAATCAGAAATTAATGCAGTTAAGTTTACTCAGATGCAGACACAGGTGCAGACTCAGACAGACGGTAGTTCTCAAATTGATTCTCAAATCTAAGGAAAACAAAAAAAGTTTTTCTATTTACTTTACTTTTTTTTACGCCTATATTTATTAGAAATTAACAAACTAATAAATTATGTCAGAAACTATAACGTTAGGCGGAGCTAAAGAGCCAAATAGTGGTAATACTAATCCCAATGAAGGAATTAATAGCCAGCAAGAACCTAAAACACAAAAAGACATTGCTAAGGAGCATAATATCCCAGAGCAGTATCTTGACATGGAATTTCAAGTTCCAACCGAAGAGGTAGAGTTGCCATCAATGGGAGCGTTTTATCCAAACAACAAAAAATCAGTTACAATTAAGTACCTTACAGCTGAAGAAGATGATATTCTTTATTCTCCAGACCTTATTAAGTCAGGAAAAGTATTAGATGTTCTTCTTGATAAAGCTGTTATGGACAAAGACCTTAGACCTGAAAATATGCTTTCTGGAGACAGAAACTACCTTCTTGTTGAAATCAGAAAGACTGGTCTTGGTAATGACTATGTTCCAGGAGAAATACAATGCCCTTCTTGCGGCCAGGTTCACGAGCCAACAATCGACCTTTCTAAGCTTGGCTCCAAGACTCTTGAGATTATGCCAGATTCAGATGGAGAGTATGAGGTAGAACTTCCTATCATGAAAATGAGAATTAGATTTAGACTTCTTACTGGAGTTGATGAAAAAAGATTAGGAAAACTTGCTGAAGTAAAAGGTACGAAAAATGGAGGAATCAGAGTTTCTAAACTTGTTACTGAAAAGTACGTGATGCAAATCATGGAAGTAAATGGAAACAGAGACAAGCTTTACATTAAGAAGTTTATTGCAGCAATGCCAATGAAAGATTCTGGGTTCTTTAGAGAGTATGTTAGAAGAATTGAGCCAGGATTGGACCTTTCTTACGAATTCGAATGCCCATCATGTGGGGAACTGGATATTAAAGATATTCCAATTACTCCTAAGTTGTTCTACCCAGACTTAGATTAATATGTCAGACGGTCATCAAGATATAATAAAGTCTATTGATGATTTGAAAGAGGTTGTAGAAAAAAACAAGGATGCCAATGACTTGTTGAAGTCTGTTAACGAGCTAAAAGAAAAGTTTAGCGAGAATACAGATGAGGTAAGAAATCTTGCCGAACTGATTCAACAAGAAAGGAAACATAAAAATATAGAGAGACCTTTTGAGATGTTATTTATACCCTCAAGAGGTCTTTTTTATCCAAGCCAAGAGAACCATCTTCTTTTAAATCAACTGACTTATGTTGAGGAAAATCTCCTCACAAGTGAATTCCTTGTAGAGTCTGGAAAGGCTATGGAGTTTGTTCTTAAGAATATTCTTGTAGAACAAAACATAGACCCAAAGGATTTATTAACTGGAGATGTTCAGGCTATTGGGTTGTTTTTGCGCTCATATGCCTATGGAGATAATCTTGAACTTGAGCTTGAATGTCCTCATTGTGGGTTTGAAGAAGAAGTTCCAGTTAGATTGTCATCATTTCAGATGAAAGATATTGTAGCTCAGCCAGAGAATGGAATGATTCCAATGCTTTTGGATGGTACTGAACTTATATTTATGTTTAAGCCCCTTACTTATTTTGAAGAGATTGGTATAGAAAAAGCCAAGCTGAGCAGTTTGGATAAATTGATTTATATGACACATTCAGTAAATGATTGTGAAGATAAAATGATTATATCACAAATATATAGAAAGCTCAGCATCCCACAAATAAGAAGAGTAAAGAAGTTTGTTATAAATTCTACTCCTGGAGTAGATGCTATTGTTAGGCACTCATGTAGCTCTTGCGGTAAAGATAATGCACTTAACTTCGGTGGAGCTCATAGTTTTCTTGCTTTCCCAGCGACATTTAGAGAGAATGTTCAAGAAGAATGCTTCCTTGTGTCTTATTATGGTAAAGGTATTAGTCATGAAGATGCAAAGAAAATGCCAGTTACCGAAAGGAGATGGTTACTTAACAGAATCAACGAAGAGCTTACCAAGAAGAAAGAGGCTGAAGAAAAAGCTCACAGAGCAGCGAAAGCGAAGTCTAAAACGAGGTAGTAAATAGGTTTTGTTTAAAAAAAATAACCTATTTATTAGTAAACTATTCTCTGTGATGGACGAACAATCAAATAAACTACAAAACTTAAGAGAGAATGCCAATAAGGTGTTCGAAGAAGCTTTTACAAATCCTTTTAAGAAAAAAGAGGAAGGTGGAGCAGAGGCTTTATATTATGATGATGTAATTGTTATTGGTCCTGACCACAAGATATATTTCCCTAATACAAAGAGCTCAATTTCTAATCCACTACCTAACTATGGTGTGTGGACTAAGTTGGACTGGTCAAGTAAAGATATTGATTGGATTTCTAAATCAGCATTCAAAGCTGAGGCGGCTCAAATTGAGGGTCAGGGTAATAATAGAAAAATTGTTGCTGTTAAAGATTGTCTTTTTGAAAGCGGAAACTTTAGGGGAGGAAAATTTATTAGAGGCAAATTTGCTGGAGATTCATTTGTTGGTCAATTTGGTCCAGGAGCAGAATGGTTGACTACACCGTTTGCTTTTGTGGATGGAACGACCAAGGAAACAGAGACAATTCTTGGATTAAAAAACATGAGTGTATTCAATCAGAATAAGTTCAATATTAATATCATAAGAGTAACTCCAGGAAATAAAATGTCAATTCAACTAAAAGATGGAACTGTTCATGAGATTTCTGTTATTAAAAGATTGGACGATAAAAATTCTATGTTCCAATTTAAAGTTAAAAATGGAATTACAAAAGAAGTATTTAAGCTTACTGTTAAGTGGGCCTACCTGAGAGGTAATACAAAAGAAGAGTTTGATAACAATACTGTATTTAGCAATGTTCAAATACCAGTTTTGTTTAAAGAAAAATTTAAACTTGAGTTTACATCTGAAGTAGTAAAGGTTGTAGTTGAAGAAAACACGTCTTACGAACCTGAGGTAATAAACCCAGGTGGAGAAAAAGAAAAGACACCAGAAGAACTTGCCGCTCATCAAGAATTTTTTGATTTAGCCAAAGCTCCTTTGTTTGGTATTAAAGAAATACCTGGACAACCCATTGCTATACAAGGAAAAAGAGGTCAATATAAGAATAATGTTGGTAGAGTATTTTTTAACTTTATAAACAATGACCAACTACAGGGATACAAAGATACTGTTAGTAACATTGAGAAAAAAGTTTTAAGAGCAGACCTTACTGGTCTTAAATCAGCTCTTAAGAATAATGTTATAGATGGAGCTCCTGCACAATATCCATATCTTGCTTCATTAATCGGTGCATCAAAGAATTCTAAATTGGAATTAGACCAAAATCTTACAGGTTCTATGTTTCGTATTGAATCTATGCTTAAAAACTTCATAGACACTATGGTTCTTAAAGTTAAGAAGAAAGATGGAGTGCATGATGTTTCTAATGATAAAGTAAAAGAAATGGCTAAGTCTGGAATTAAAAGATTTTTAGGAATTGACCCAGAAGAAAAGGTGGCCACAGCAGCAGTTGCCCCAAAAGAAATGAGTCCATTAAGGAAAAAAGCAAAAACACTTCAAGAAGCAGTTCAAGAAATTCTTTTGAATAATTTGAAACATTTTTGATTTCTATCCGTATAAGAAGATAGAACCAATAATTAAAATGTTATGAACGCTATTAAAAATTTATTACTTGCAATTGCCAAAGTACTTATGTACTGGTTTTATGTAATTCCATTTAACCTTACTATAATTGCATTCATTGGATATAACGTAATGATTTACTTAATATTCGGAGCAATTGACCCAAAGGTTATTCAGGAAGTTTGTGAAGCCAATGGTGTTAGCATGGCTTTAGGTTTTGTTTTACCATTTGGAATTCCTTATTTTATTTCTTTCTTCAGAATGTTTGGAGAGTCTGAAAATAGAGCTAATACTGATATTTTAGATAGAACCCTTGCTCATAGAGATAATATTATGTCTCACAAAGATGACAAAGAAGCTTTTGCAATTTACCAAAAGACTGCTGGTCTTGATATGATGAAAGCTGGAGCAAGCGCTGGGAGCCCAACGTTTAAGAAAGCAGTAACAGGTTTTAATGCTACTGTTGGAAATAGTAACCCAGCAAAAGTGTACAAAGGTCTTATGGACAAGTAAAAATATAAAACCAATATAATAGTCAGCCGCCCTTTAATTTGGGCGGCTTTTTTTTTATTATTTATTTATAATAAAAGAAGAGCATGGCTGACAAAATGGACGACAATCTTAAAAAGGCGAAAGCCTATCAAGATTCACTCGAAGCGATAAACAAAAGATTGAAATCTCAAGAGGGAGCTGTAACAAGTCTTGCTAATGAGATGGGTATTGCTTTTAGTGGCTTCATGACTCAGACTAAGAAGTCTCAGGAAGAAAGATTGCGAGAAATTAAGTTAATCAATGATGCCAAGAAATCTATTGAAGGTCAAAAGGCAGCCATATCTGAAGCGGCTAACGAAATTCTAAATTTAGACGGAGCATTTAAAACTGTTAAATCATCATCGGATTTATTTGCAGCTTCAGTTGCGTCAATAGATAGTTCAAAACTTTCTCAAGAGTTTAATAGTATTGTAGAAGTTCAAGCAAGAATGAAAGAGCTTGGAGGTGATATAAACAAACTTCAAGGAGAACAAAAGTCAGAGTTTGAAGAGTTAGCAAAATTGCATAGCGAATATCAAAAGGGTTCAAAAGATTTTCAAAAAGAAAATGAGAAACATTTTAACGACTGGCTTGATGCTAATAAAGAAATTACCAAGATATTAGATGAATTACCTCTGGGCTCTATTGAAGATAAAATGAAAATGATAGAAAGTCTTAGAAAGGGTGAACTTGATGCTGTAGAGCAAATACTTGCCACAGACTCTCTTGATGAGAAATCTAAGCAAAAACTTCTTGGGCTAACTCAGCAAATGACAGATGGTCAAGAAACTCTTAACGGTCTTCAAGCTGAGTCAGCAAATCAAATGAAGGCAGAGACCAGTATTCGAAAGAATATGTGGAGCATGGTTCAGAAGAATTCTGGAAACGCATTCAAGTCTATATTTGACCACATGAAGCAGACCAATCAAGCATTTAAAGATGCTCAAAAAGATTTTGGTCTTGTATTCGACTCAAAAAACTACGACCAAATGGCTGCGTTGACAAGTAAAGCTGCAGAGTTTAACATGTCAGCAAAAGATACTGTTGAGTTAATGGGGTCTCTTGGAGAAGAGTTGAGAACAATTGATACACAATATTTAGCTTCGGCAACAGAACATTTTTTAGCAATTCAAAAAGCTACTGGTATTTCTGCTGGAGAAGTTTCTACCATAGCTGGGGAGATGATGCGTGCTGGTAATTCTGCTGAAGAAGTAGAACAGTACATGGAAGGTTCGAATAAGATGGCTCAGCTCTTCGGGGTTAACACTAAAAAGGTTTTGCAAGGTGTTGCAAGGAATATTGATAAAATGCGTCAGATGGGATTCCAGGGCGGTGAAGAATCATTAACAAGAATGGTCGCAACTGCTGAAAGACTTCGTATGAACGTTGATGAGATATTTGATGTTGCAGCAAAGGCAAGAACAATTGAGGGCGCAATGGATATGGCTTCACAACTTCAGCTTGCTGGTGGTTCGTTTGCAGCTATTAATCCAATGGACCTACTTTCTGCTGCTCGTAAGGGTCCAGAGGAACTTCAGAACATACTTAAGGAAATGGGTGACGACATCGGTTCATTTGGTGAAGATGGAAAATTCTCATTTGACCCAGTTGATACTGACCGTCTTCAAATTGTTGCTGATGCAACAAATATGTCAATGGATTCAATCCAGAAGATGATTCAGAAGAATGCTGAAGATAATAAGAAAATGGACTTCATGCCAGACATGGAGTTGGGTGAAATTATGGGGCCAGACGGAAAACCGCTGGACCAAGACATGATGAATAATATGCTTTTAGACTCAGTTGATGTTCATGGAGACGCTCTTGAAGGAGGTTTGCTTGATGAGATGGGGATTGCAAGTCTTGAAGACCTGACGGCAGACCAAGCTCAACAATTGATTAAAAAGAAGATGGATGAGCAAGCTACTCTTGAAGAGCAAGCCAAGGCTAATCAATCCTTCCAGGAAAGTATAACTGCGTTTAAAGATTCTGTAATGAATTTATTTACAGTATTCCAACCAGTACTTGATGTGTTGACATCATTTATACAAACTCTTATGGGAATGCCAGGTCCTCTTAAATATGTAGCAGCAGCTCTTCTTGCTTTTGTAGCCGCAGCTCCAATGCTTGGTAAATCTCTTGATGGATTTAAGGCAATGGCGAGTGGGGCTAAAGGTTTGTTTGGAAAAGTTAAAGGAATGGTTAGCGGAAAAGGTGCAGTAGAAGCAGGAGGAGCCACAGAAGTTCCTGGTGCAGACTCTACAGATAAGGCTCCAGGAGGAAAAGGTGAGACAGGACTTGAAAGACTTGCAAAAGGACTGAAGGCAATGGGTACTGATTTTGGAACTGTAATGAAAGGTGTTCTCGCAACAGCATTGGCAGGTCCAGCTTTATTATTATTGCTGCCAGGTATTCCTACGCTTTTCCTTATGGCTGGTGTCGGAGCTTTAGGTGAACTTGTTGAGTCAGGATTCACAGCACTTTCAAACGGTGTTAGTGCAATGGGTAAAGATTTTGGAAACGTTGCCAAAGGTGCTCTTGCCATGTTAATTGTTGGAGCGTCATTAATTCCATTTGCACTTGCGCTTCAAATGATGTCTGAAGTTGGTTGGGGAACTGTTCTTATGGCTATTACAATGATGGCTGCTGGTGTATTAGCCCTTATGGCAATTGGAATGATTGTTGCTGGCCCTGGTGGTATCGCACTTCTTCTTGGGGCGCTTGCTCTTGTGGCTGTTGGTGTTGCTCTTATGGCATTTGGAGCCTCTCTTATGATATTCGCAGTTGCAGCAGGGATGATGCAGGGTCTTGAGTTTGGATGGCTTGGTGACCTTGGTTGGAATTTATTATTAGCAGCGCCTGGGCTTTTACTTGGTGGTATTGCTCTTGGATTAGCATCTCCATTTTTAATGATGGGTTCAATTGGTCTTATGGCAATTGCTACTGCAGCTGCTACTGTTTCTGGTGTAGACTGGGCTTCATTTGCTGCAATGGGAGATGCTCTTATGTCTATTGTTCCTGGGCTTATTGGGTTTGGATTTGCTGGACTTATGTTTCTTAATCCTCTTTTACTTCTTGGTATGCTACTTATGATTGGAAACCTTGCAATGCTTGCAATGGTAATGTCTCCACTCTCAGAATCTCTAAACACTGGAGCTGATGGTCTTGATAGATTTTCAGATGGTTTGACAAAACTTCAGGCTGCAGCAAATAGTCTTGACCTTGAAAAGCTTGAAATGCTTAAAGACCTTTCTTGGTCAATGGCAATGGCTGGAATGATGGGCGGAGGAATGGGAGACTCAATTAGTAAAATTGCTGAAGCTCTTGCTAAACTTTCCAAAGCTGGAGAAGGCGGAGGTGGTAAGGGTGGAGCTCAGAAAATACAAATCGACCTTAAGCTTAATGGTAGAGACCTTCAGAGCATTATCGTTGATGATACCAAGATTGTAACATAAAAGGCTTTATTTTAGAGCTCGAATTTTTTTCTTTTATTATTTATAAGAAACACTAATTAATGGAAGACGGATTCCCTTTATTTGACCCAAACGATGATGCTGCAAGACAAGAGCAGAAGCTAAAAGAATACTATGAAGAATTCTCAGCTAATGCGAGACAGAGACTTCTTGCTAAAACTGTTGTCAGACCATCAAGCGTTTATGATGTTCTTTATCCAAGAACAAGGGAAACACTATTGTCCAAAAACGCCCCATTCAAATCAAATCTTGAAGAAGATGCAAAAATCATAAGAGATAGATTAATTGCTAAGTTAGTTGATAATGAGACTGACCTTGAAAAAATATCTGCTGATTTTAGAAAGTCAATGCTTGCAAGAGCAAAGATTCAAGATGACAGAGGTGACTTAATGAGGTCTGGTGAGGCTTTTAGAAAAAATCTAATCTCAAAAAACTCCCCTAAGAGTTCGGATATTGAAAAAGATTCAGAACAAGCGAGAATGGCCAATGTTGCCAAGAATAACCCAAACCTATCAATTAACGACACTATTGATAGAAACAACGCTTCTTTTAGAGAAGATGCCATTGCAAAGAATTCATCAAAAGACCAAGACCTTTTGCATGATTCTGAAGCGTTTAGAAATCAATATAGAAAAAACGATATTCACAAGAACGTCCCAATCAATACAGACCTTGAAAAAGACTCTGAATCTTTTAGGACAAAGAACCTTGCGAAAAATGTTGAAGGGGTTAATAAGCAAAGTGTAGATGAAATCTCTAAATCAAAGAGAGAACAAGACGCTGCGAAGAATACTCCAAATGAAAGTGACCTTGAACAAGATTCTAAGTCTTTTAGAAATGGAGACTTAAGCAAGAATCCATCAAAAGACCAGGACCTCCTTAGAGATTCTGAAGATATTAGAACGGGTTATAGAGAAAAGGATTTGAACAGAAATGTTCCAAACAGTACTGATATTGAAAAAGATAATGAACTCTTCAGAAGAGATAATCTTTCAAAGAACGTAGATAAGGGTTCTGACTTGGAGGCTGATTCTGCTATTTATAGAAATAGCGGTATCTCTAAAAACGTTCCAAGTAAAACTGGATTAGATGAAGTTGCTGATGAAAAAAGACCAGACTCTTTATCAAAAAACAAACCTTCAGTTACAAATTTAGAATCAGATTCAGGCCAGTTTAGAAAAGATGACCTTTCTTTAAATGTTCCGAACAATTCTGACCTTGAAGGTGATTCGAAAACATTCAGAAGTGATGACCTTTCGGCAAATAAGCCAAATGGAAGCAACTTGGAATTTGACTCAGTTCCATTTAGGCATGATGACTTATCATTAAATAAAGCTAAATTAAGCGATTTAGAGGAAGATTCTGCTCAATTTAGAGCAGATGACCTTTCAGTGAATAAACCAAGCGAGAGCGACTTAGAAAGAGACTCTGTGGATTTTAGAGCTGATGACCTCGCTGTAAACAAGCCAAGTTTCTCTGACCTTGAAAAAGACTCTGGTGTATTTAGAGAAGATGACCTGTCATACAACAAGCCAAATGGAAGCAATCTGGAAACAGACTCAGTTCCATTTAGAAGTGATGACTTATCATTTAATACTCCAAATTATACAGATTTGGAGACAGACTCAGTTGTCTTCAGAGCAGATGACCTTGCAGCTAACACCCCAAACTTAAGTGACCTTGAAATAGATTCATTAGACTTTAGATTGGATGACCTTGCTGCTAATACTCCTAATGTTACAGACCTGGAGACAGATTCTGTTTTATTTAGAACAGATGACCTTTCAGCTAACAGCCCGAATGTTACAGACCTGGAAGTGGACTCAGTTCCATTTAGAAACGATGACCTTGCTGCTAACGTGCCAAGTGATAGTGATTTAGAAACAGACTCAGTTCCATTTAGAGTTGATGACTTGGCATCCAATGTGCCAAACACAAGCAATCTTTTAACGGATTCAGAAACATTCAGAGAAGATGACTTGGCATCGAACGTGCCAAGCATAAGTAATCTTGCTGCAGATTCTATTATACACAGACAAACAGACCTTGCTGCAAACGTTCCAATTAACTCAAGCATTCTTGCTGATTCAGTTGACTTTAGAGATGATGCTATTTCGTCTAATGTTCCGTTGGCACAAAATCTTCTTACAGATTCTACAACATACAGAACAGATGCTATTGCAAAAAATGCTGGTTATGGCTTATTGGGATTAAATGTCTATGGCGCTGGAACAAGTGCTTTTCTTGGAATATCAAGAGTGTTTACTCAGGGTATTATTTTAAGACAATTACTCCTTTCAAAGAATAAATCTAAGAACACCAATTTGTTAACAGGCTCTGAGCAAATTAGAGAAAACAATAAGGTTGGAAACAAATGGCAACTTTCAAACGATGAATACACTGCGAACAGTGAGAATTGGAAGCTTGGTAAGATAATGCAAGGTAGTTATAATACGAACATGGTTGATTACACGCCTCTTGAACCGTATTATACACCTACAGCAAAAGCAATTTTTGCAACAGATGACTACATTACAACAAAGGGTGTTGAAATGCAAAACATGTATGGAACAAGTAGTAGAGTAGATTTTCCAACTGGAAGAGCTGATAGAGATATTAGTGATGCTCTTTATTCTACAAATTCAAGAACTGCCAAGGGTGGTCAATTTTCAGATTCATTCTTCCATAGAAAAACTTATACACCTTACAGTGAGGGACAAGTAACTTCTACTATTAGAGACTATAACTTGGAGCGAAGTGTTTTTAACTTGCATGGATTACAGGCAGGTGACCCAACTTCATTAGCAAGACTTGAAGGGTTTAATCAAGAAGGATTCCAGGATTTAATTTCACATACCATTGGTTCATTCCAAGGTTTATCTCAATTGAGAACACTTACGACTCCAGCTTCAGTTATACAAGCTAATGGCGGTACCTATTATCAAGGTGGTGCTGGTGAAATGGATTTATTAAGACCAACAGCGAATGATGCTATTCTTGGTTCTGCAGAATCAATGATGGCTAAGACATCTCTTGGAAACCCTTATGAGGATGAAGATTTCTTTCTTGGAAAAAGAGGTGTTAAGCATATTGTGAACACTATCAAGTCAAGTGACCAGCCTCTGGCAGCAAACTTTGACCCACAGAACAATAGAGCTTATATTACTGGTGTAGAAAGAGATGGTAGCGCAAGAGTTTCAAGACAAAGATATACGATAGCAAATCCTTATGCTCCTTCTGATGCTGGAAAACTAATTTTCTTTATAAAGAATTATGCGAGTGAAGAACAGTTTCACTTTCCTCCTTATATTACGAGCATGCAAAATACTGAGAATGCTAACTGGAATTCAGTTAACTTCCTTGGTAGACCAGAGGCTGTTTATACGTACAACAACTCAAGCAGAGACGCTTCTATTTCGTTTTTTGTTCTAACTGACTATGCACAAAGTGTTGATATTGGTAGAGACTGGGGAAGTGAAGGTATGGAAAAAGTTACTGCAACATTCGACCAGCATTTTACTACAAAAGATAAACAGCAAAACTCTGCCAGAATAAGCAGAGTTGAAGCACTTAAAGCACAACAAGCTGCACAGCGTGAAGAAAAAACTAAACTCAGCAAAAAGATTGAAGAAAACCAAACTGAAGCTGTGGCTATTTCTGAACAAAAATCAGTTATAGAAAAAGGTGCAGACGCAGGTGCTGGTCCTTCATGGCTTAATATTGATGTGTTAAAAATTAAAAATAAAGCAGAAGCTGCAAATAAACTAAATGAAAATGGCAATCAAAGTGAAGCCAACAATGTTGAAGGAGCAGAGTTAGCCGCAAGAAGTGCGGAGCTATCTGCTGAAGCTGGGAAAACCAATGATGCTATTGGAGAAGCGGGTAATAACTTTAATGGAATTACAAACTACTCTGAAACTAATGGTAGTGCTGGAAATATCTATAACATAGATATGATTAAAAAGGAATTTGTGAATGGAGAAACTATTAGCAAGCCAGAAGATACTATTAAGAGAATTAACACAATGAAGAAAAGTCTGATGTTCCAACCATCATATTTCTCTGGAGATAAAATTGACTTCGTTAGAAAAGTAGAGTTCTTGTCTAAACTTACAAGACCATCAGCAAATGAAAATGGAACAGGTACTGGGTTCTCATTTACAAAGCCGCCTATTTGCCATATTCACCTTGGTGATTGGTGGAACCATGATATTGTTGTAAACAGTGTTTCTTTTGATTATGCAGATGCTCCTTGGACGCTTGATGCAGGTAGAGTTCAGCCTATGTGGGTACTCGTTTCAATCAACTTTAATATGATTGGACCATTCAGGTCATTCAATGCTGCACCGCCTCTTGCTACAGACAAAGGAGGTATGTATAGCCCTCTTGGTGGATTATAATCTATAATAGCTTTGTTTTCACTTTTTTTATTCTTATTATTTATAATAAAAAGTAAATAATTATGCCATTCAATTTCTATAGTTTATTAAAGAGCAACGATAAGTTGAAAGATATGCCGCCTGTTGAAATCAACAAGAGACATACTGATAGAGTTATCATATACAATAAGCAAAAAAACAGACTCGACACTATTGCTGGAGACATCTATAGAGATGAAACTTTTTGGAGACTCATATTGTGGGCAAATCCAGAGTACTTCATGGAATTTGACATTCCTGATAACACTCCGATTAGAGTTCCAGCACCACTTCAAGATGTATTAAATGAGGTGAACATAAAAATTGTTAAACTTAGAGATAGAGGATAACAATGGGAAGAACACCAGTAAATCCGCAACCAGAAGGTTTTCTAATGAAAGACCTATTCATTGACGTTAGGCTTGAAGCTTGCGTTGGGGGAAGTACTTTTGATTTTCTTGGGAGAAAACTGTTTAGTGCAGAGTTCTTTAGAGATAGCGTGGGCTTTGGTATCACATCAATTGACATAGAAATAAACACATCACTTCAACCTCTCGTTACAATTGTATTCAAGGATTTGTATGGACAAACTATTTTTGGAGGTCAAGAAAGACATCCAGCAGATGGGATTTCTATTGATTATTCTGTCTTATTTAACTGGCCGCCTCCAAAGTTTTTATTTTCATTTAAAGGATACCTTGGGGAGCCATCTACATGGCTTCTTAATCTAAAGAGAACATCTACCTCATTTAATGGTAGCGATGGCTCTTATGATGTTAAGTGTGAGTTTGTGCCAAATCAATGGGGATTCTTTGCTGATATGCCATTTCTTTACTTGCTTGCTGCAAAGAAGTTAAGAAAAGATAAGCTTGGTCCAGGTAATGAAGCTGCTGTGACAAGTGTTTTTGACCTTATTAAAATAGGTAAGCAAGTTGAAGTAAAAACTCAGGATACAACAAAAGAGTTTGATGACCTGGTGAAGAAATTGGGAAGCATGAAGTCAAACCTTGGTAGAGCA